GGAGACCTGCTGTTGGTTGGACTTGTTGTATTGGACTTGCGAGTCAGTACATTCTTATCCCGATGGCAAATTTTACGCTTGCTCTTGCCGATTCTACCATTGAAATCCCTGTACTAGATATGGCTACCATGATGCCAGTACTTATGGGTATGCTTGGCTTAGGTGCTATGCGTACCATAGAAAAAGCCAAAGGCGTAGAGAGGAATAAATAATGAGTATGTTTTTCTTAACTCCTGAACAACAAGCGGCTAAAGACGCGGAAGAAGCTAGGAAAGCCGCTGAATTAAAAGTGTTACAAGAAGCGGCTCAAGGCTCACTTAACTATAGCCCTGCGGGTATTAGAGAAAATGTTGAAGCGTATAAAACGCCTGAGCAGTTAACGGCTATTGCAAAAGAAAAAGAAAAAATAAAAGAAGAAAAGAGACAAGAAGCAATTAGAGTTGCTGAAAGAATGGCAACAACGCCTTCTCAAAAAGAAAGAGAAGAGATTTATTTTAATGAACAGCGCACGGGAATGGCTAGTTCTGGAGGGGGCGACCTTTCCGTTTTTGACAACGAAGTGGTAGACGATTCTCTAAAACTTACAAGTTACTTTGATGAAGATAATCAGGCTAAAGGAGACGAACGTCTTTACGATGAAATAAAAGAAGACTTCGTATCAGGAGAAACATCAGGACCTCAAGATATTAATATTTATATCGGTGAGCAAGAACAGTATAAAAATTTAATTTATGATTTTGATTATGGAGAGGCTTATTCTGGGCTAAGTCCTGCTGAACAAAGACTTGCACGTACAGATGGAACAATTGATTATTCACGTCCTGCGGATTTTCAAAACGCTAAAGACAGCGCAGACAGCTATTATGTACAAAGCCTTCAAAAAAGTCTTGAAAACGCTACAACGGATGAAGAAAAACAAAGCATACAAAAACTTATAGATAAAGGTGCTCCTAATTTTGATACGTTAGAGGATATACAGAATTATGATGACCTTGCCGCTAATCATAAATTTGAAAGCGAAAACGGTTTTGATTTAAAGCACGAAGAATATAAAGCATTGGCTTTACAAGAAGCAGTCATGGGTGATTACATGATTGGAGCGCAAAGAGAAGAACTAGGAAATAAAGCGGCAAGTTATTTTAAAGAAGACCCTGCCGTAAACTTAGAGTTTGAAGCCTTTAAAGGAGGAGACGTTCACTTTAATACAGGAACGGCTTTTAATCGTATACCTTCGGGTAATTTAGTAGAAGAAAACGGTACGGTTGGACAGGTAGGCGCGTTTAGCTATATAGCACCTGTATACCGCGAACAGTCTACTTTTGAAAAAAACATAGGCATTGTTCTTGATGTAGCGTCTATACTTTACCCTCCCATCGCGCCTGTTATTCAGGGAGGTAAAGTAGCCACATCAGGAGGAGACCTTGAAGACGTAATCAAAACGGCGGCAAAGACATGGGCGGGAAACGAAGTTTCTGATATTGCTTTTGATGATGTTTTACAAACCTTTGATGATATAGGTATTCCCCTAGACAAGCTATCAGAGGTTCAACAAAAAATAATCGTAGACACAACACTAGACGGTCTTGAGGGAAAATCAGTTGAAGAGTCCTTTAAGAAAAATGCAGGTGATGCGATTGTCGCAGGTGTTGGTGATACTGTAGGTGATGTGCTTTCAGACATTGGAAATCAAATAGGGGAAATTGAAACTCCTGAGTGGCTTGAAAAAGCAGGAGACGCTGTTGTTGCGACAGGAACAGCAATAGGAAATGCTGTAGAGCCTATAGTCAAGCCTGTTTACGAAGGAGTAAAGGCGGTAGGTGATGTAGTTGAAGAAGCTGTACAGCCTATTTCAGACTTCACATCGGATGTTGAGGATGACATCTTAGACGCAGGACGTGCTTTTGACGATACGGTTATAGACCCTATTGATGATGTCGTAGATACATTTGGTGAAGAAGTAGTAGACCCTGTGTTACAAACTGTAGGGGAAGTGGGTCAAGACATTATAGACCCTATTGATGATATTATAGATGCTGTTGATAGTCCTTTAGGAGATTTGGTGGAAGCAGGGGGCGACTTACTTGGAGGTATGCTAGGCGGTCAGGGACAAAAACAACAAAGAACGGCTACAGAGTCTTTATTTGGTAAAGAACTATTTAAATTTGATACAGAGATTAAGTCTACACAAAGAATGCTTAGTCCAACAAACAGAAGAAGGTACGGATAATGACTTACTTACAACTAGTAAACAGTGTACTAAGAAGACTGCGTGAAAACGAAGTAGCCTCGGTTACAGATAATGACTACAGCAAGCTGATTGGCGAGTTTGTTAACGATTCTAACAGGCTTGTAGAGGACGCTTGGGACTGGAGTTATCTAAGAGAAACTATCTCTTTTTCTACCACGGCAGACCAATCTACTTATAATTTAAGAAACACAGGTTCAAATTCAGCAGACACTTCTAGCAGAGTTAAGATACTAACTGCTACAAACCAAACACAAAAAGCATTCTTAAGGCAAGTATCGGACGGTTGGTCTAATAATTTTGATTTGAATCCAACAACAGGCTCTCCTGCTTATTATCAAACATTCAGCGGAACATCGGCAAGTGACGAACCTAATATTCGTCTATACCCTACCCCTGATGGTGTTTATGATATAAATATTAACGTGGTACAGCCACGAGTAGATGTAATGGCTCAGGACGCTAATCCTATTTTAGTGCCTTCTTCTCCCGTTATTCAATATGCAGTAGCCTTTGCCGCGAGAGAACGAGGAGAAACAGGCGGTAGTTCTTCTCAAGAATTGTTTAACATAGCTGACTCTGCTTTAGCTGATGCTATTGCTTTAGACGCGGCACGTCATTCTTCTTCTGAAACTATCTGGTATACAGTATAATGGCACAACAACTACAGACAATATCTATCGAAGCGGCGGGTTTTGGGGGCATAAACACCCAAGACTCTCCAACATCTATTGATACTTCTTTTGCTCGGAAAGCAAACAACTGCGTTATTGATAAATTTGGTCGAATAGGGGCTAGAAAGGGAACAAGAATAATAGATAGCATTGACGCTACTACTGGGCTTGCTCCCGTTGTGAGCGCGTTTGAGTTTATTGACCCAGACGGGAACGATATTTTTTTATTGTCTCATAACAATCAGGTTTATTCTCACGTATTGGGAGGGGAGACTCACAACTTAACTAACCCTATAGCAAGCGGAGGTACTTTTCCAAACGACCACACCATTACAACCTCTGATTGGAAAATAATTAGCCTTCAAGACCATGCTTTCTTTTTCAGTAGAGACCAAGAGCCTTTAATTTGGTATGACAATGAAGGGACTTACCAGTTAGAACCTTTTTCTTCGCACGCTCACTCTACTGGGAATGCTCCTTATGCTAACGAAGCAATAGCGGCTTATGGGCGCGTCTGGGCGGCTGATGTGACTGGAAGCAAAGCAACGGTTTATTTTTCCGACCTTTTAAACGGTCACGCATGGTCTGGAGGTACTTCAGGTTCTTTAGACTTAACAACAGTATGGAACACAGGACATGACGAAATTGTTGCACTGGCGGCACACAACGGATTTTTAGTAATTTTTGGAAGACACTCTATAGTAATTTATTCAGGAGCAGAAAGTCCTGCCAATATGATTCTTGAAGATGTTATTGAAGGTATAGGTTGTATCGAAAGAGATTCTGTACAAAACACAGGCTCTGATATTATATTTTTGTCAGCTAACGGTTTACGTAGTTTAGGTCGCACAATACAAGAAAAATCAGTAGCTATTGGAGATTTAAGCTCAAACATACGTGATGATTTATTAGCGTCTCTTGACAGAAACACGGGCGATGTAAAATCCGTGTACAGTCCTAAAGATGGTTTTTATTTATTGTCAATACCTGATGAAGACATTGTATATTGCTTTGATTTGAAACAGCGTCTTCCCAACGGTTCTGCAAAAACAACTACTTGGTCACAATTAAAACCCTATGGTTTTTGTTTAGACCGTAAAAATAATTTATATATTTCAGGACTGGGTGGTTTTTATATTTATGATACACATACAGATACTAATTTAAGTGGTATTGCAACAACTTATTTTTTAGAATATGAAAGCAATCCTATGGATTTTGGGAATCCTTCTAATTTAAAGTTTTTGAAAAAATTTGAAACATCTGTAGTTGGTAATGTAGGGGAAAACTCAATTCTTAGTTGGTACTATGACTACGACCCCAGTACTGTAAAATCTCGCCCCTTTTCGCCGCCAGATGCTGAACCGACTGCTAAAGAGTTCAGCGCAGTACCTCTTAGTAAGTGTCCTACTACTTTTACTGCCCAAAGCTGGGCTGACACTGGCGTAATAAATTATGAAAATAACTCAGCATCCATAACAGGAACAGACAGAGTTTACAAAACTCTTATTGACTCGTCTAGCAATAATCTTTTAATAGCAGGTACTGAGTATGTTTTGACATATACTGTAGACAACGCGCCCGCAGACGGAACGGGGGGAAGACTTGTAGTAAAAACAGGTGATGACCTTTCTGGTTCAAACGGTTCTGTTTCTACCAGTCCTTTAACAAATGGCGGTTACTCTAATATTTTTACCGCAACGGCTAATGACAGTCTTCTTGTTTTTCAGGGCAACGATATAGGACAAACTGTAAGTGTTTCAAGCCCCGCTATTAGAGAGGTCAGTAAATTTACTGCTACTGAAACATCGGGATATGTTACTTCAGAATATTCAGCACCTTTAAACGAAACAGGTTATGTGGGTTCAGAATACAGTTCAGGTTTATTAGTCCAAACACCCGCAACACAGGGTTCTGGAAACGGCAAAGTAATTACTATTGGTCTTAAAGCAACTATTGACGGTAGTCCTTACTCAATACAAAGAATAGATGTACAAGTTTTATTAGGGAGAGCAAAATAATGACAAACTATGTAAGACAGGTAGGATTTAGTTCAAAAGACGGGCTTGCGACAGGAAACCCTAATAAACTAATCAGGGGTTCTGAATTTGATTCTGAATTTAATGCTATTAAAACGGCTGTAAATTCTAAAGCTAACAGCCAGAATGCAACAATAACGGGTACAAGCACTGCTGTAAACTTCAATATTACAGGCATTACAACTTTAACAGGTACTATAGCGGGTACTTTCACTATTGACGGAGGTACGTTCTAATGAGCGCATTACCAACAAACGGTCCGAACCCAACAGGCTCTGGTCAAGACCTAACAGGCTTTGGTCAGAACCTAGCAGACACTGTAAGTGGTTATTACACAGGTAAAGAAGCCGAAGAAGCGGCACGAGCGGCAGGTCAACTTGGTTATGACTTACTTAGTGGCGTAGCTACAGATGTTGAAAGTAAAGCAGAGTTCAAACCTTTTACTGTAGCATCCACCACAGGCGGTCAAGCAGTAACTGACTCCACAGGTGGCTTTACAATGTCACTTAGTCCTGAAGAACAAGCACTACAGTCACAGTTGTTTACTGGCGCAGGGAGTATGTTCGGTCAAGCAATAACCGACCCTAGACAAGCACAAGCGGCTTTGTATGAGGATTTAAGAGCCATACAACGTCCTGAAGAACAACGTAAGCGTTTAGCCTTAGAAGAGCGTATGTTGTCTCAAGGACGTATGGGTGTACAGTCAGCGGCATACGGTGGTTCTTCTCCAGAGTTATTAGCACAAGCACAAGCAGAACAAGAGGCTATGCTCAAGGCTAACTTAGGTGCTAGGGAACAAGTACTGGGTGAGCAAAAACAAGCCTTTGATATTGGTACTGGTATGTTTAGTGATGCTTATAGACCTCAAAATCAACTGTTAGATGTACTAGGCACAGGTCGTGATATAGCAACTATTCCTGCCAACTTAACGACAACAATGTTAGGTCTGTACTCTGGTTTAAATCAGTCAGGTGTTGAAGCGTTAATGCAGGGTGAAGAAATGGCAGGTGGTTATGAAGCACAGCTGAGAAAAAACATGATAAATAATGTCTTCGGCACAGGAGCGACTTCTGCTGACGGTTTGTGGGCTTCAATGGGCGGTGGTGATGCTCCTACTCCTCAGTGGATTAAGGACTTAGGGAATGAGTACTTACCAGAGTGGTTAGGCGGAGACCCTGACGAAGATGTAGGGACTGCTAGTCAAGTTATAGATAATGATTACAGCAATTACGCATAATAGGGGATAATACAAATGGCTAATAACAATATAGATATAATGGGTTTGTTGACAACTAAGCCTAGCAGGGGTATTGACCCTAGAGCAAAGATGACACCACAACAGATGCAAGCAGATGCTTTTTACAGCGGTATGGAGCGTATGGGTCGTGGTGTTCGTGGTATGATGGGTGGAGACAGAAGAACGCCAGAAGAGCAACGTAAGGCAGGTCTAGCAGATTTACTTGGTAACTTTGATACAATGCAACCTGCTCAACAAAAGCAAATTATAGCGCAACTACAGGCTTCTGGTGAGACTGCTTTAGCAGGACAATTGGTGGCTCAGGCACAAAAATCTGCACAAAGACTAGCAAACGATAATAGACGGATGTCTATGATTTCCCAAGCCACCAGTTTAGGCTTAGACCAAACCGCTACTTTGTTGGAAAATGGCGGTAGTTTAGAAAAAGCCGCACAGGACATACGTAAAGGACAAGAAGCAAATATTGTCAGCAAACAAGGTCGTAAGGGTAAAATAGCTATAGCAAGAACACGTGATGTAGGAGCACCTATGCTTGAGTCTATAACAGGAGGCGAGTATGATTCCTTAAGCAACGAAGACTTCCTTAAAGTACTTTCAGGCGAAAAAGCAACACTTAAAGTCTATACAGATTCTAGTGGCAAAGCAAAACCCTTCCGTGTAAACGAGTCGGGTAAAGTATACAATAAAGATACAGAAAAGTGGGCTATGCCTTCTGAGTTAGGTCTGACACAAGCCGCACAGTTGACTAAAACAATTACTGATGCTGATAGAATATCTGGCAAGCTAAAAGACAAGGCTACAGATAACTTCTTTGTTGCCAATGAAAAAGCACTGACTGCTCAGAAAGTATTGGGAATTAACGCTAACTCTCGTTCATTGATGGAAGAAGGTATTATTACTGGGGCAGGTGCTAACTTCTTGGCGGGCATGGCTAGTATTGGTGTACAGTTAGGTATTGTACCACAGGGTGTTGAAGATACTTTAGTAGCTACTCAAACATTCATGGCTGAACGAGGTAAGCAAGTCCTTGCGTTGTTAGGCTCAGGAGACGTTGGTGCAGGTACTGGTATTTCGGATAAAGATGTTCAGTTTATGAAGGAAGTAGCAGGTCAGCAAATTACGCTAAACAAAGAAACTTTAGCACGGATTATGCGTATTGAAGAAAAAGCAGCTAGGAATGCTATCTCTAAGAGTAACTTACGCCTAGAAGTAATGAAGCAGTATGTTGGTGCAGATGAAGACTCTGCTCTATTGGATACGTTCTTTGTGCCTATGCCAGAACCTTCAGTTACAGGTTATGTACCGACACAAGCGGCTCAGACTTATCTGGAGCAAGCAAGAAACAGAAGAACTCAACAAGTACCTCAATAGGAAGTTATAATGCAAATTCAAAATTATACAAAAGATGAATTGCTTGACGCTTTAGAAATGGCTGACCAACAACAAGACATTCAGGCGGTCACCGAGCTTACTGGTATGCTTGAGGAGTTTGATAAGTCTCAAGGCTATCAGCCTGAAGAGTTTGTTTCCGAAGAGTCTTACAGAAAAGTACTAGCTGACGCAGGTAAAACAGTAGATGACTTACCTGTGTTTTTAGAAGAGTTAAAACAGAAGGAAGAAGCAGGTACGTTGTCCAACAGAGAACGTGGTATTTATAGTGCATTAAGTGGCAGAGGTGGACTAGGTACTGGTCTTGACTTGGTAGGGACAGGTATAAGTCTTTCGGCTAGAGAGGTCAGCAAGTTTATCCCTGACAGTGTAGAAAAGAAAGTTGTTGATGGTGTTACTGACGCAGTTAAAAAGCTAGGTGAAATACCTACTGTTCAGAAAGGACTAGAAGCAATTGGTGAAGGCTACCAGTCCTATCTACAGTGGAAGTCAGAAAATCCTAACGATGCTATGGGTGTAGAAAGTATTGTCAACGTAGCTGAAATATTTGCTCCTCCGTTTAAACGTAAGCCTATTCCTGATAAAACTATGTTCCGTACAATGGCTGACAAACAGCTTGACAAAGCTAGAGAGTTAGAAACAGGACAGCGTAAGGATTACTTATACACATTAATTACGCCTATATCTACTAAAGCTAATGATGAAGCCCGTGTTAAACGTATGACTCAGAACGATAAAGGTCGTAATGTTTATAATCCCACTGACGAAGAAGAAGAAATGGTAAACATCTTAAAGCGTATACCCGTCAGTGCTGATAATAGTTTAGTAGGCAACAGAGTTATACTGGACACCGAGGTAAACAAAGTTCACAACTCTTTGGTCAAACAGTTAGGTAAATCTAAAGTCAAGTTAAATAAGAAAGAATTAAACACTGAGTTAGAAAGCATTGTAGATGACCTACAGGAAACTAATCCTGTGCTTGTTGGCGATGCCTCGGCAGTAGCTAAAAAGATATTTAACAAAGCACAACAACTGTTAGCTAAATCTGATGGGTCTCCTGCATCACTAATGCAAGTACGTAAAGACTTAGACAAGTGGGCTAAACAGCAAGGTAAAGGGAGCTTTGACGGTAATGAAAATGCATATACAGTGGCACAACGCGCTGTACGTGACTTTCTAAACAAAAAAGTAGCCGATGCTGTACCTGAGACTGCTGTGTTAGATAAACTACGTAAACAGCATTTGTTACTACGTGCTAGTGACAGACTAGTGCCCAAAGCCGCACAAGAGGCTGACACAAAGATAGGTCGTTTAGTTGATAACTTTTACATAGCGACAGGGACTACACCTCCCAAGACTATGTTAGGTAAAGTAGCTACTGTAGGTTTAGCTACAAGTATCGTAGGTGGCGCAGGTATGCTAGGCGCGTTGCCTTACTTAGCATCTGGTGCGGGTATAGGAACAATAGGCTATGCAATCTATCGTGGTTCAGTCAGCCCTACGCTTCGTAAGGCACTATCAGCCGCGCTTAGAGAGACAGACAACCTGTTAAGCAGTAAACTAAGCAAAGAGATGCGTGCGGCTATACAGGCTGACCGTGTTGTTCTTGTGGAGGCAATGAAACTACCCACAGCACCCGAAGGAGCAGACGAAGATGAGTGATGCTTTAGATACTAAAAGCCCGTGGAGTTCTTTAAGTCAGCCTAAGTCGGCTAGTCAATACTACGCCAAACAGATGCTAGACAAGCCACCAGAGGAAAGGCAAACGTATGCTGAAGAATTGGCATACAATCAACTTTCTCTTGCCCCTGTTTCAGGTGAGGTTATATCTGCTAAGGAGGCTAAAGATTACTTTGGAGAAGGAAGGACTGGCATGGGTATGTTGGCTACCGCAGGTGCTATTCCCCTGTTAGGCGCGGGTATACGTCCTATAACTAAAAGTGTTGGTAGCTTAATGAATAAAACAGCTATGAACACACCCACATTAATTGACAAATTCTATTCTGACCCCATTCGTGGTCCTATTAATTTTCTTAAAGAGTACGGTAAGTCTTTTGTTCCTGCTGTTAAAGAAAGTATAGACCCTGTAGAGGTTGCCCGTAGAAGACAAACAGGAATGTCTAAAAGGAAGCTAGAAGAAGGTTTACAACCAACAGTCGGTAAGGACGCTGAACTGACAGGGGCTAGTATAAATCGACAAGTGAACCCAGACGCTGACAATGCCGTAGAAAGAAGTGTAATTGGTCTTTCTTATTTAGACAGCAGGATACCCATTCAGGATACAGCTAGAATATCGTCTGGTATAGGTAGTGGATTTAGAAGAACAAACGCTGAAGAAGTGCCTGAGTCTATTGTACAAAGAGCAACAAACCATTTGACTGGTGGACCACACGTCAAGAGTGGAAGTAAGACAGAATATGAAATACAAATAAAAGACCCACACAACAAAAGCAACGAGGGTTTTATAGAATCTGTAGGTGATGCTAGTGCAGGGTCTACTGTTGTTCGTATGATGCGCGGGGATTCTAAAGAAAAGTACTTAAAAACTATAAACAACTATAGAAAAGCTAACAAATTAGAACCTTTAGATAAGTTAGACGGAAGAGATATGGTGGAGTATATGCAAATTTCTTCTACCTTAGATAACGCAAATATAAGAATAATGCAACAAGCAGGTGTTACAGGTCAACCCGCACAGGTCGTGTCTAAACTTTTAGCGGCAAGAGCAAAACAAGCATCGGGCAAACCCTTTACTGATAAAGATAAACAGCTAAAGAAAACGCTAGATACCTTTAACAATCTTTTAAATAAGCGTGTAATTAAACTTTCTAAAGTAAAGGATGAAGCAGGTAATGTAGTCAGTTCCCGTAACGTGGGCGACATACAACAACCAGACGGTTATCTTGTAACACAACAAGCGTTTACATCGAGACAGAAAGAACTAGGAGGCATGAACGCTTTTGTTGTCGTTGACCCTAATTCTGAAAAGATGTACACTATGATAAGTGACGGTCACGACATTATGGGTATAAACCCTGTTGGTGGTAAGGGGCTGATAACAGCTGAACCTATAATTGTTTCGTCTATTAAACCCAAAGGCGGTTACAAGAAATCTCAAATAAAGAGCAGAGCCACACAGGCAAATGTTAATGAGGCTCTGTCGGCTACTGAAAAACTAACAGGGGTTAAACCTTTAAAAGGAGAGAGCGACCTGAATTACACTCTAAGGGCTTTAAGTACTTATAAACCTGCCGTTACTGCGGCTGACAGAAAAAGGGCTAGGAACGCTAAATTGAAGCTAGGAGGGACTGTAGGTACGGGTGGATTACTGACAGGTGCGGCTTTAAGAGACGATGAATAACAAAAGGGGGCATTGCGCCCCCTTAGTTTTACCTATGCTATTTCACACGCGCCTCCGACACACGCCAGTTCTTGCGAACCTGTAGTATTATCTTCCTTCTCGAAGTGTTCTAAGTCTTCCCACTTAATATCCACTGGCATAGCCGCTAGTAACTCCTCATACTTCTCAGCGGTTATGTCCTCATAAGGGGCTTGCTGATACACATGGTCACTGACAGGCAACAAACTAATACCACTGACACTATCGAAGTTATCCCATATCCACTGTGCTATTTGCAGGAACTCACTATCTGTATAATAAACAGTGATGCTTGGCTTATGTTCGCACCAGTAATCTTGGTACTTCTTCCAGACCTTTAGCTGTTCCATTGCACCCACCTGCTTTACTGTAGTACTGTTGTCGGGTGACTTGATAGGGAAGCCAAAGACCAGTGAAGACTTACTCATTACGTCATCTTCTACAGGGAAACCTGCGGCTGTCATGTACTGAGCAAGCGGGTCTTTCTTGTCTGAACGCACTCTACGGATATAATGCTTAGAAAAACGGGGATGTATGCCACTAGCAGAATCAACAAGCTGAGACACAGTACCGCTTGGCTTAACACAAGTAATAGCCGCAGACTGAGCAATGCCAAGTTTGTCAGCCCACTCTTTATTAGTTTTGATTGCAACATCTTTCATCTCCGTCAACCACTTATCTAGGTCAGGCGAATCTTTACCCAACAAGTAATGGTCACATATCCCAGTTAAACTTACACCTAATAGTGCTTCTTCTTCTGTGTTTCTCTTCCATACATTGCGTAGGTAGCGGAAGTCAGTCAGGGTAGCCTGTAGAGTTCCGATGATGGAAGCTACTTCAACTTTCTTCTTAAGACTAACAAGGTCATCGTCTGCACGTATAACGACCTCAGATAGGTTACAGAACTGATTACTGCGTAGGATAATCTCAGAGCAAGGGTTAGTCCCAAAGTCCTGCTCAGGGTCTCTACGCCCGTTCTTAGCGGCTATCTTCTGTGCCGCCACACGACTAAAGATACCACGTTCTCCTGCCTTACTGTCGTACATGGTGTGCATCTCAGTAAGGAATGACTCAAAGTCTGGCTTCTCTGTGTAAGCTACGCTGTTGTTAGCCAGTCTACGTTGCCCTTCATCCATCCACCACTGACCAGACTTAGCCTTAGCCATGCGTGGGTCTGATAGGTTTGACAAACTAATCAATGCTGACCTACGTACACCACCGACAACTACAATGTCTGCAATCTTACATACAACATCGTGGCACTCAATGCTCGTTAGCTTACGTCCTGATGCCTTCTGGAAGATACCTATGCAGAAGTTAAACAAGTCTTCAAGAGGCTCTGCGCCACTAGCACGACCACCAAAGGTCTTGAGTCTAGCACCCGATGGGCGTACCTTACTCACGTCCCACTTAGGTATCTTACCTGCGTACAGCATAGCGATTAACTCACGGAATGCACTAGCCCAACCAATCTTGCTGTCTGCTACTACAATCGTACTGTCAGTCTCATGGAATGACTCAGCGATGACTGGTAGCTTGGTAATGAAGTTACGTTCAACACTGAACCCTACGCCTGTACCACACATCAGTACGTACATAAGTTCATCGAAGCTACGTGGTGAGTCAATGTGCAAGTAGCTACAGTTAAACCCTGCTACATTGTCCTTGTCTAACGCTTCACCCGCTGTCATCATACAACGCATACTAGGCATTACGTCTAGGTTATGGATAGCGTTAAACAACTGTAGTGCTGTCTTATCGTTTATCTGACCACGTTCCTTCCAGAAGTCTACGTATCTGTTGACTGTCTCATCCCAACGCTCACGTCTGCCTTCCTCTGGTAGCCAACGTGCGTAGCGGGACTTGTGTATAAACTGTTGGTACTGATTCATTTCTTAACTTCCTTATTTTTTAGTTTGTCTTTCTCTATATCTTCATCTGAGTGGTCATTGACATTAAGTTTGCCAAAGATAGCATCAAAGTTATCTGCGTACTTCTTGGGGTCAGTGGGTCGTTGTGCCGACCCTTTGCCATACTGCGTCTGTCCTTTCATTACCTAACCTCCTTAGTTACTACACTGGTCAGCCTATCTAAATACCACTGGGCTTTCTCTAAGTCCTCTACGTGTTTACCTTTGCGTTCATATCGCCATAGGTACTTCATGGTGTTGCCCTTGAGATAACCTTTGAATGCCTCTGTTGTCATTGACTCTTCAATAGCCTCGATACATTCTATACTACCATAAGCGTAGTGCTTGGGGTGGTTAACCATGTCTTCTGTCTGTTCATCTGGGTTGTTTACCAGATAGTCTTCATACTTCTTAACTAGGGCAGGGTGTTTGTCTCTCAGCCTATCCCAGTCAGCGGGGCTTGCATCATCAATGCTCATAATCATCCTCCGTAAATAAGTCTCTGTTCCTAATTAATCTATCCTCGAAAGCCTCTAGCAAGTCCTCAACTGAGATGTCTAATGCTTCGACAACTAGTACCACATCATAGTCCCTTGCTACTGCTTCCTTGAGTTCCTCCAATGTATGTGACATTATTCTTTTCCTTCAACATATTTGACAAGTTCCTGTGCGGTATGCAATGTGTAGTGTTTCATGCCTTCCTTCTCACACCACTGACCCATTGTAATCTTACCGCCCTTACGTACCTTCTTGTGTTCATTGGACAGTAAGAATATTAATTCGTAACCATCTTCTAATATTGTATCACGAATTGACTTATATTTCAAGGTATCTCCTACACGAAAGAAACCTTTTACCTCCACCATGACTTTCTTTTCTTCGTGTACAAAGTCTGGCATATAAGTCCTGTATACTGTGTAAGGGACTCCATAGGGTTCGTACTTGAACCCTTTACTCTTGACCTCTTTAGAAAACTCTTTCTCCAGTGCCGACCTGAACTTACCGCTTTTCTTGCTCAATTTCGACCTCCTGTACGTTTGGTTCGTACTCTACATTTATCAAGAATTTCGGACCATATGAATAGGCAAACTTTCTTACCTCTGGGTAGCAGTGCTTTTTGTATTGACAGTACGAGCATTTTATACCCAATTTTATATTCCCAGATTTTCCGTCTGGTACAGAGTCGGTACAGAAGGTTTCTGGCTCTGGCAAGCCTACTAGCTTTTTTACGTGGCGTATGCGCTCTTTAATGTCCCCCTTAATGTACTTATAGATTGGTGCTTGAGTATCCTCTAAGTCGTACTTAAGTACCGCGAGGTGTCCATTGGCTTTGTCCATAGCTAACCAACCGAACTCAGTCTCACCACAGGCATGGGCGTATGCTTTAATCTGGTCAACATAACCAAAGGCATCGTCCATAGCCAGTGTACCATCCTTAAACTTCTTGAACCCAAAGGAACTAGCGGACTTAACATCAATAACAATACCATCAATCTTACAGTCCATGTGTCCCTTGATGCCTTCCACTTCGCATACCTTCTGCTCGTCAGTTACCGAGTGTCCTGCCATGCGTGTAAGGAACAACAGCATCTCTTCAATCAAGTGACCATACATAAACTTAATGTAGGTTGCAGGTTGTATAGCTTCCTTCTCAGTACCATTAACAACATTCCAAAGTACTCTATCGTCACGACCGATGTTTGACAGGCGCAGTGTTCGGTTGTCTCTGATGCGCTTACGTCCGAACTCGGTACGCATTAGAGTCTTCATGTTCTCACCGAACTTCTCAATTTCTGCTTCTACATCTACAGATTTTTCTGCCTCTTTTGTCTCCATCAGTCGGTATATATCATCTACTAATGTATGTATTGTTTTACTCATCTTCTATGTCCTTGAATGCCTTAATGACATCGCTTGAGAATAACTTTTTAAGGTTAACCAAGTGCATCCTGCTTGCGTTATGGTCTCCTCCTGATACGCTTCTAAATGTGTCTAGCTTGTTAACAATCTTCTTTAACACTGGTGTTTTAAATACTAATGTACAGTACTCATCGTCACCTATGCAGAGGTTATGAAACCAGTAGTCTGACTCGGTAGCCTCAATGCCTGATGGCTTACCCCAAGACTCATACTCAATGCAGATGTTACCTGTCTTCTGCCATAAGTCCTTCTCTGATTTAACCTCAATCTTCTTGTCCTGTAGCATCTCAGCTACCTTATCCTCCCTGACTTCTCCGTACTGTAAGTCGAGGTCGAACTTCTTTCTGTCTGCTTTAGTGGGTTTCACTCCAGTTATCTCCTGTCTGATATTCGCCCGCAAGTGGGCAGTTAAGGTTAAAGTGTTGACCTGCCGCTTCCATACAGGAAACAGCAAGCCTACCGAATGTATCTACCTCACTCTCTTTAACCTCTGTCTGTATCTCATCGTGGATGTTACCAACAAACTTGTAGTCTAAGTTCCACAGTGTAGCGTACTCGTCCAACAAACACAGTGCCTTCTTCATAACGATAGCACCTGCTGATTGTAGCAGAGTGTTTAGTGCTGAGTGTTCTGAGCGTACTGAGACCCTTCGCCCGTCCAATCCGAGAACATAACCTCTTCGAGATGCCACACTAACTCTTTCTCGTAAGTCTCTAAGAGATGGCGTGTTTGTAAGGAACTTCTCCTTAAGTCGTCTACCGTCTCTAGCAGTTCCTCCAACGATACTTCCGATTTTTGCATCCCCTGCTCCATAGAGGAACGCATAGATGAAAGTCTTTGCTTGACTTCGTGTGTCAACACCACTAGCAAGTTGGTTTGCTGTATGAATGTCTCCAGTGAGTATTTCATTTGTATAGTCCTTATCCTTCATGTAGTGAGCCAACATACGTAACTCAAGTCCCGATGCATCCATACCTACAATCTTGTAGCCTTTGGGTGATGTCCAACAAGCACGACACTCTGTGCCATAAGGTGCGCTTGAACTGGGGCATTGGGCAAGGTTGGGTGACGAGTGTGTCATACGACCAGTCACTGCTCCGTTAGCGTTTACGTATCCGTGTACACGTCCATCATCTGCAACAGCATCTAACCATGACTGTATCTGTGCAATACGCTTCTGAACCATTAGGTACTCAGCAATCATATTGGCTTCAGGTATACCAGTTACCTTAGATAGTACAGACTCATCGACAATAGCTTGACCCTTCTCTGTAAACTTCTCTGGTTTCCAACCAAAGTACTGCAAGTATCTAGCTATCTGCTGACGTGAACCTAAGTTGAACTCTGGGTAGTCTATGCGCGAGAACGTCTGTACATAATCCCGCCACTGCTCTCCTGCAAATTTAAGACCGACCACAGACGCTTCGCCACTTTTCTTATACTTCGGGGTGACTTGTTTAACATATGTAGGTAGCGGTATGAATTTCTCATGTACCATGTCTTCAAGTTCATATTTCTTCTCCTTTAATTCTGCTAATAATAGGAAGGCGTGTTGTTCATCTAACAACCATCCTGTTTCTGTTTGGCGAGTAATAATATTCTGTACGCTGTGTTCAAGGTCAATGCTTTCGCTTCTAAAATTAGCCAGTACCCCTTGTAACGCGTGGTACACTTTGACATTAACCAACACGTCTTGCTTACAATACTCCACCATGTCTTGCGAATACGTAGTCCAATCACTGTGTTCTCCTTTAGGGAAACCTAATCGCTGTCCCCAGTTATCTAAACTGTGACCACCTTCCCGTGATGGGTCAGTAAGTCTTGACAATACCAATGTATCTGTAATTTTACAACTACTAAAGTCTGTACCTAACAAGCGTTCAAGAACTGGTACGTCATAGCCAATGATGTTGTGACCAATGACCTCAGCATCTTTGATATAAGCATTGAAGTCCTGTAACGTATCACCTGAGAACGTAACTGTCTCTTGGTTCGATAGGTCGCAAGCAACGATTACCCAAACCTTTGTAGGCTTTAGTCCGTTAGCTTCTATATCAAAAACAATCTTCTTCACTAGAACTCCTGATTATCGTCCGATACAGGGCACGATGTTTCAATCATACGACCAGTATCTTTGTCATAGTACAGGTAACAAGCCGCACCCGTTAATCCTGCATATCTATTCTTAAGTACACGCACTGTAGTTGTGTTACGTATCTGTGCATCTTTGTTCTGTTGGTCACGTTCCAAACCAATCACCATGTCCGATAGCTGTGCGATTGCGGCAGAGCCACGTAGTTCAGCCAAGCTAATCTGTCCACCATCTTCGTGTGCTTTACCCGATGGTCTTCGTAGGTGAGACACCAAGAACAATCCAACACCTGTCTCCTGCACTAACTGTCGTAGCTTAGTCATAATACTGTCGATGGCTTTACGTTCGTCACCATTCTCTTGGTCTGACACAACGATACTCAAGTGGTCAAGAATAATCCATTTACAATCAAGACCTTTCGCCATATACCTAATGCGACTTAGTAAGTTGTCTTCGTTGGTAGAACCCCAGTGGTCAAACATATAGATACGTCCTGTACCTAATGTCTTGTCCCAAAATACCTTCTTATCTTCCCTGCTGAAGTCGCGGCTCAGATGTAGAGTCTGGTTTGCCTCGATGCTCATAATCCCTAGAGCAGTCTTTGGTATGTCCTCTTCCAATGCGAGTATGCCGATGTTGTCGTCAGTCGCACCTAGTAAGTAGTGTTCCAACTCTCTGACAATCTGTGACTTACCCATACCAGAACCACTGGTTATTGTTACAAGTTCCTTCTCTCTGAAACCAAAGGTCATATCGTTCAAGCACGACCACGGGTATGGTATGGACTTAACGTCCTCCTGTGCTACGATTGAATCCCAAGTATCTAGTCCTGCAATGATACCGTCTGGTTGATAGGTCTTAGCATTCCACCATTCCTTGATGAATCCCTGTACGTTACGCTCCTTGAGCATATCTCCTGCGTCCTTTGCAGATAGCTGTACGTTCTTCGCCTTGTTCGGTGTAAACAAATCCAACACCGCGCGTGATGCTTCCTGACCTGCTTTGTCACTGTCGAAACAGATGACCACGTTATCAAAGGATTCAAGCCATTCCAAGTTCTGCTTAATGTCCTTCACTGCGCCTGATGCACCTGAGCGTATTGACACTACAGCCCACTTACCATCAAACATCTCTGACACTGCTAGAGCGTCTGCTTCTCCTTCTACAATCGTTATGTATTTACCACCACCTTTGAACGCTTGCTGACCAAACAGCCCCGCATTGTCGAACGTACCGCTTGCATAGAATGCCTTGTTACCTACTATGCGTGACTTGTTCCCTGTCTGCGCGCCTGTGTCCTTGTCAAAGTATGGGTAGTGGTGCTTACTTATCTGACCCTCTGTATCGTACTCAACTGTAACGCCAAACTTTTTGCACGTTGCCTCTGATATACGTCTGTCGGGTATTGATGCTACTACTCCGTTCATCTCTAATGTCCTGTTCGCTTTTGGTTTACTCTCTATAACCTCGCCTGTTGCCCTCTCGTAGTGGTCACAACCGCCTGTAAAGCAGACGGCGTGCCCATCGGAGTACCTCGCGAGATTGTTCTTAGAGCCACACGAAGGGCATGGCTCATGCTTAACAAAATGCGAGTCAGTCATTAGAAGTCACCACCTCCTTCGGTAGCCTCTGCGAGTTCAATCACCTTGATGGCTGATAGATACGTTGACGTGCCGTGTACTGGGTGAGGTTTCCCTTCCGCGTACTTAACCCGCACCTTAGAGCCTCTGGTCAAGCGACCTACGAAGTCTTTGCCATCTGCATCAAACATCGGTACTTCGTACTTGGTGCTAAACTTACGCTGTGCTGTGCCTTCGTACTCTCGTAGCTTGACACCTTTATCAGCAAGTTTATCTGCATCTTCTGGTTCTAATGATAAAACCAGTGAGTACTTACCTGTTGATTGACCCTGATATTCTTCGTGTTCGTCAAGGTTTGCGAACGCTACGTTACCTTCTAATACTGCCATTGTAATTTGCCTTTTATAGTTAATTAAAGATTACTTTAGTATCTTAAGGATACTTTAGGATATATTTTAATATATATAACTAAGTATCCTTTAGATTACATAAATATTATATCATGTATTACTGTTGGTTGCAACTGTTTATATAAATTAATTGTTACTCCTTATTATATCACGTTCTTCTGCTGTTGACCAGTTCTCTTCTATCGCCTCCTCTGATGCCGTATGGCACTCGGAGCATAGGTCAAGAAATTCATCGGTCACCCTGTCTTTTCTTCGTAGCTCTGTTTCAGTCAGTATAACGTCACACGCTTTGCATCTGCTCATTATTCAGCCTCCGTATAGGGTCTGCCATAGGTTATTGATAGGAACGGTAGCAGGATTACTACGCCCTCGAAGGGCATCGTGCTGTGTTCCTCTGTGATGTGATTGTATACCCATACAGCTTTGCTGTCTACAAATTCAAGGTCACACCCTACGCCATTCCTTAATTCAATTGTCAATAGTCTGTCAAATATTTTTGTGTTAATCATTGTCTAGTTCTCTCGCTGTTAAGTCGTCATCGTGGTAGTCATCGTTAGTATCATAAGGCTTGTAGTATCCCTTACCTTCGTCATAATCGCTGTAGTCGTAACTAGGGTCATCATCGACCCTGCAATAGTCTCTACCTGTCATTTTGTAATGCTCCTATCTTCTGTGCGTACTCGTAGCCCGTCCTGTAGCCTTCTTGGTACGATTCGTTGCCGTCTGGGTCACAGTTAAAGCCATTGACCCCATCATATTCACCGCGTTCCATGTCTGTAAACTCTTGGAAATACTGTTGCATATTGTACGTGTTCTCTGCTAAATCTTCAAGCTGTGCTTGCTGTATCGCATCTTTACTCATATTTTTACCTCTCATTACCAGTTATGGACTACGCCCGCAATAATAAATAGGCACGTCACCAAGTTTAATAATACCACAGCAGACCGCATTAGTGCGACTATATCTGCCTCTTTGTTGCTGTCTCCTAGTTTTTCACCAAGAGACAACGCCCACAGCCGCCAGAGTTTACGTCCAAGAGAAATCAAGGGAAACCTCCTCAATGGCTACGTCAGTGTGTCCAATGTTACGCCATACCTCCGCTATATCTTCGGCATCTTCACGCCTCACAAAGTAATCTGCGACCTCTACGCCTCCCACCCAGACTGTATACATCATTTTTTAGACCTCTCTTGTTTGTATGTGGTTTTGTCTGCTACAAACAACGCCAATGGTAAGCATATAAGCCCTACAATAGCAAACGGAATTAATATCGCAATAAATACGTTCATCTCTACGCCTCCTACCTAGACTGTATACATCATTTTTTAGACCTCATAACTCGTTCTGCGTGGTATCGTCTACCATAGCTTAACAGATTGTCCGCGTCTTTTTCCGTCACTTGGTAATGCTCTGCAAACTTTTCTACGGTCGAATAGTTGTTGAACCATTCCAGATACAAATCTGCTAGTTGTTCTCCCAGATTAAATACTTTCACTGTTCGCCCTCCTGTTCTACTAGCCAAAATGATAGCTCGCTGATTTCCTCGCGCAGTCTGTCGAGGCGTTGTTCAAACTTCCACAAATCTTCCGCGGCTTCCTCGTTGCGTGTTTCCTTTTTTAATACTTCAAGTTTGCAGGAGGCAGTCCAAAGGCAGTCCTCAATTTCTTTTCCTCGTAATTCTTCCGCTAGTTTCTCGTTGTTCATCGCTTCGCCTCCGTCAATTCGTCAGTATCAATCCGCACCAAGTAGGTGTTCGTGCCGTTCATCGCTTGTAAAATCATATCTTCACCAAACAAAACGTCATAACCTCCGACCTCGTTTTTCTCTACAGTCGCGCCTTGTTGCTTCAACTCCTTAAGCACTCGCTGAAAGTCCCGCTTGCCGAATATCTTGGTGCGCGTGTTGCTATCTTTGTCAAATTTTCTCATGCTCAATGCCTCCGTGGGCTTGTTTAATTTCAATTTAGAGGGGTACTCTA